TGGGGAAAATATACCAGTAACTGCTGTAGACCAACATGACTTTCTTGAACATAGACGTGAACAAGAAAAATTACACTGGTCTAAGAAAACGGATTTACTTAATGAGTTAGATAGCATTCTAACCGTTGAGGTAAACACTACAGAGTTATGTAATAGAACGTGTGTATTTTGTCCTAGACATGACCCTAAGATATTTCCTAATAGGAACTTACACATGACACCTAAAGGTGCGTGTACGATAGCAACAGAGTTAGGTAGGAATAATTATACAGGTAAGATATCTTTTAGTGGTTTTGGTGAGAATTTATTAAACCCTCAATTTCAAACTATTGTTAGAGAATTCAGAACACACTTACCACACGCAACACTTGAATGTAATACGAATGGTGATAAGCTTACAAGAGATTATGCTAAACAATTATATGAAAATGGTCTAGACTTACTTTACATAAACTTGTATGATGGTGTTGAACAAATAACACACTTTGATGAAATTATGACAGGGTGGAAAGAGAAATATAAGTATAGAATGCACTGGGGAGATTTTGAGACTCATGGATTGATTCTCAATAACCGTAGTGGGGTAATTGACTGGGTAGGTATTGAAGAAACAGACATAAAATCCCTTCAAGGGAAACCCTGTCATTACCCCTTCTACAAAATGTTTGTTGATTGGAATGGTGACGTACTTTTCTGTTCCAATGATTGGGGTAGAGAACATGTTGTAGGCAATCTCTTACAATCAACTTTGCATGAGGTGTGGTTTAGTAAACCTATGACTAAGATAAGAAAGAAACTTATGAAAGGTGATAGAAGTCATTCACCATGTAATAAGTGTAGTGTAGACGGTTCACTATTTGGGAAACCGTCATTTGATTTGATAAACGAGTATTATGAGAATTCTAATAACAGGTAGTACAAAATTAGCAGGTGCAATCATAGACGCCTTTAATGAAGAAATACTTTTTGAAAAGACTTATGTTGATTCTTGCAGAGTTCATGAAGTTCCTGAAAAACTAGGGGACTATGATGTGTTTATCAATAATGCTCACGTGGATTTTTGGCAAACAGAATTATTACATGAAGCATACAAACAATGGAAAGATGACGAAGATAAACTAATTATCAATATGTCTTCAAGAGCAGGTAAAAATAATATATCAAGGGGTTATTTGTATTCCGCACAGAAAGCTTCTTTGATTCAACTTGCAGAAAACCTGAATTATAATTCAGACAAAGTGTGTGGTATATGCACAATACATTTAGGATTATTAGAAACACCTAAATTTGAACAGTTGCCTCCACTACTGGAAGCAGTTTCATATGGTGACGTTTGCCAACTTCTTGAAGATATAATGTTTAATTTTAAAACTAATAGAACTTTCCCTACAGAAATTACATTTGAACATAGAGCAAATTACAAAGAAATACAAAGACAAAAGAAAAGAATGGGACTTACTCAGTTGTTCAATAAGATTAATTGGGAGCATTAATGTTAATTGGTAAAGTATATCAAATAGTAGAGAATCCTAATCAGGGAGAAGATGAACATTATGCAATAGAAATTATTGATGGAGTTTATCAGGACTTAGTCTATCAATATGGAAAGGTACAGTTTGTTGAAGGGAAACCTGAGATAAATTTTGAACGAACTATCAGACGTTGTCCCGAAGGAATGGAAGTCAAGGAGCTTCTGAAAGATAGTGAACTAAATAACTTAATGGGAGATATTCTAGTTGAAATGCTAGAAGAACAAGTCGGAAGACAGGAGAAATAATAATGAACTTACAAAGATGTAAAGAAGACATTAAAAGACATGAGGGCGAAGTCCTAGAAATTTATATCGATTCACTTGGATTTAAAACTCTAGGAGTTGGACACCTATGTCAACCCGAAGACCCTGAATACGATTGGGAAGTAGGTACTGCAGTTTCACAAGAAGTTGTAGACGCATACTATGATTCTGATTTTGATAAACACATGGACGAAGCAGTACATGTGATTGGTCAAGATATTTGGAATACACTGCCAGGCGATATTCAAGAAGTCTTAATCAATATGTGTTTCAATCTTGGTGGAACTCGTTTAGGTAAATTTAAAAATATGCTTAACGCTGTTGAAGACCATGATTGGGAAAGAATGGCAATCGAAATGGAAGATAGTCGTTGGTTCAAGCAGGTAGGACGAAGAAGTATCGAACTACAAGAGAAAGTAAGGAATGTATGAAAGCTAAAATTATAGAAGCATTACGACTCAAGTATATGGGAGTCATTGCAGAAGGTGAAGCAAATATAGAAATCTATTTGACAAATTCAGCAGGTATAGGTGAGCACCCCGAAGTGCTAGAAGCTATAGATACTCAACTACATAAAATCGCAGAAGCAAAAGATAAACTTTTAGTGATAGATGAGACATTTGATAATCCAAATCATCTTGTAGAATAACACAGTCTGTAGTATAATTATATTATGGACTTTTATACAAATGTATGTAGAACTCGTGATAAGATACTCGTAACTGGTTACCAAGGTAATAAGAAGGTAAAACTACAGGTTGCGTATCGTCCAAATCATTACGTAAAATCTAAGAAAGGTCAGACTGCCTATAGGTCTTTAGACGGACAACCACTTGAGGTTGTTAATCTAAACTCTATGGGTGGTGCACGTAAATTCAGAGAACAGTATGAACAAGTGGAAGGATTCGATATCCACGGTTATGACCGTTATGTCTACACATACATTGCAGACAAGTTCCAAGGAACTATAGAACCAAATACCAAGTTAATCCGTTCCGCCTCACTTGATATTGAGTGTGAGTGTGAAGACGGATTCCCTGACCCAATTGACGCAAAAGAAAAAGTCAATGCAATCACAATCAAACCTTTCGGTAAGAACTCAGTTACATTTGGAATCGGCCCGTGGGACGCACCTGCGAATGTAGACTATGTTGATTGTCAGGACGAAGCATTCTTACTTGAAGCATTCATCAAATATTGGGACAAACAATCGTTTGATATTATTACAGGTTGGAATGTAAACTCATTTGATATTACCTATCTTTGTAATCGACTTGATAGATTATTCGGTGACGGATATCACAAGAAACTTTCTCCATGGAGAATGTCTGATGTAAGAGAATTCACGCAGTATGGTTATCAAAAGAATCAAGTTTACAATTTGTATGGTATTAATGTTCTTGATTACCTAGAACTGTATAAAAAGAATACCTTTGTTAAACAGGAGAGTTACAAACTTGACCATATAGCACAGGTTGAACTTGGTAAGGGTAAACTGGATTATTCAGAATACGGTTCCTTACACACATTATACAGAACTAATTACCCTTTGTTTTTGGAATATAATGTTCGTGACGTGGAACTGATTGAAGAACTGGAAGACAAACTTGGATTCATTGAACTGATTCAATCCATGGCGTATACTGCTAAATGTAATTACGCAGATACATTTGGAATGGTAAAGTATTGGGAAACAATCATTTACAACTTCCTCAAAGAACAGGGAATCCAAACTCCACCACAGAAATTGCGTGGACAAGAGAAATCAAAACAGATTGTTGGTGCGTATGTAAAAGACCCTCTTGTTGGTGGACATAATTGGGTTGTATCATTTGACTTGAATTCACTGTATCCACATATCATTATGCAATATAATATCTCACCCGAAAAAATGATAAAGGGTAAGGTAGACATGTCCGTTGAAAAACTGTTAGCAGGTAAAACTAAAATAACAGGTGATTATGCGGTAACACCAAATGGTGCACAATTCAGAAAAGATAAACAGGGTTTTCTTCCTGAACTCATGGAACAATTCTATGACGAGAGAAAGTTGTGGAAGAAGAAAATGATTGAATATCAGATTGAGAGTGAATCATGTAAAGACCCTGCAAGAAAAAAACAACTTAATACACTTATCAAACGTGCGTACAACAATCAACAGGTTCGTAAAATTGCATTGAATAGTGCTTATGGTGCTCTTGCTAATCAATGGTTCGCATTCTTTTCTGTTGACCTCGCAGAAGCTATTACAACTTCGGGACAACTAATTATTCAATGGGGTGAGAAGATTATCAATGAATGGTTGAATCAAGTTCTCAAGACAGAAGGTAAAGACTATGTTGTTGCGATTGATACGGATTCATTGTACATTACTCTTGATGATTTAGTTAATCAAGTATTCCCCGAAGATACACCCAAGACGAAAATTATAGATTTTTTGAATACAATATCAGAGGATACTATTGAACCTGTTCTTGCAAGGGGATATGAACAACTTGCACAGAATACAAACGCATTCCAACAGAAAATGGAAATGGGACGTGAGGTAATTGCAGACAGAGGTATTTGGACTGCTAAGAAACGTTACATTCTAAACGTACATGATAACGAAGGTGTTAGATTACACGAACCCAAATTGAAAATGATGGGGATTGAAACTGCAAAGTCCAGTACACCACAATGGGTGAGAGGTAAACTAACAGACGCATTCAATGTAGTTATGAATGGAACAGAACAAGACTTGTGGGAATTCGTAGAAACTGCCCGTAGAGACTTTAGGACGCTTCCGCCTGAGGAAGTTGCATTCCCTAGAGGTTGTAGAGGGCTAAAACAATACGGTGACCGAACAAACATATACAGTAAAGGAACTCCGATTCATACAAGAGGTGCATTGTTGTATAACAAACTCTTGCAAGATAAAAACCTTGATATGAGATATGAGGTTATCAAAGAAGCAGAACAGATACACTTTACATATCTAACAACACCTAACCCTCTCAATGAAAATGTTATATCTTTCATTGGTGCTCTTCCTAAAGAGTTTGACCTGCACCGTTTTGTTGACCACGATAAACAATTCGATAAAGCATTTGTTGAACCGTTGAAAGCAGTCATTGAATTAGTTGGTTGGAATCCTGAACCAGTTGCAAGTTTAGACTCCTTTTTCACTTAACGAAACAGACCCTTTTCATAAATAAAGGGTATGTACGAATATAGAGCAAAAATTATTAAAGTGGTAGATGGAGACACAGTTGATGTGGATATCGACTTGGGCTTCGGTGTAGTTTTAACGGACGAAAGAGTTAGAATGATGGGCATCGATACACCTGAGAGCCGAACAAGAGACAAAGTTGAAAAGAAATTTGGTCTTGCTTCAAAGGCACGTTTAAAGGAAATTTTAGGTAAACAAGCTATATTACAGACTCAAATAAATAAGAACGGCGA